CCTCCTTCAGCAGAAACCGCACCTCGCCCATATCCTCGCCGTTCGGACTGCCGCGCAGCTCGTAGGAGCGCACCGTCCAAGTGCGGCCGTTGAATGCCAACACCGCGTCGAGGTAATCGTCGCGCACGATGCCGTTGCCGGCGAGCTCGGGGATACGGGCAAAAGCACCGGGGCCGACGCTGCGCACGTCCGCGGTGCCGCTGGTGTTGACCTTCGGCCGGGTGTCGTCGATCACGGTCAGCGCGATATCGCCCACCGTTGCGATTGTCATCGTCGCGGGCACGCCGAGCCCGGCATAGATCGGGTCATAGAGCAGCGCGCTGTAGTCGATCATTTGTGCAGCGGCGCCCCAAACGTCTGCCACCCCAAAAGCAAGAACAGAATGAACAGCAGCACCACATTGACCACACCATAACCGGCGCCATAGCCGAGATGGGTCAATGCGCCCCACACCAGCCAGATCAACATGAGAATCCAGTAGCAAAGGCCAAGCGTCATGGAGATGCCTCCCTAGGCGACGTGCAGGCGGCGGTACGGCTTGATCAGTTCGGCTGCCGCCGCCGACAGGTAATCCGACGACCCGGTCGTCGACGCTATTGATGACGTGAAATAGCTGATGCGGTTATCGCCGTGCTGCACTTCGCGGATGGTGGGATCGCGGGTGCCGGATGTGCGCCCCGTCTTGACGGCGTCGATCACCGCGCGCTGCAGCCTGGCCGGCGCCTCTTCCGGCAGATCGTAGCCGCCCGAATAGGTCACGGCGACCGTAGTGCCGCCCCAGCCGCCATAGGCCCGCCACGCTCCTATGTAGTCCGCCGCCCACGGCCACAGCCGGCCGCTGGTCGGATCAAAATGCCAATCCGATGTCCCGGCGCCATTTGATATTGCAACGTCGGTGACCTCGACCACCGGATAGAGCGACAGCGTCAGCGCCTGCCGTGTCAGCATGCTCTCGTAATGGTCGAGGGTGAACGTCTCGATCACGTCCGCCAGGCCGAAACGCCGGTCGCAATACTCTGCAATGATGCGTGATTGAAACGTGATGGCGGCCTGCAACGCCGCGTCCTCGGCGGTGCCTTCGATGCCGAGCGCAAGCTTGAGGTCGTCGAGGCTGATCAGGTCAGGCCCGGCGCTGTCGGGATCTTCACTGATGATGTCGAGGATGGAATGCATTACTTGAACCTGATCGGCTCGAGCGCGCGTTCGGTGCGGGCATCGCGGCCATCGCTGCCGCGCTTGACGGCGAGGCGCCACTCGTCCGACTTGCCGGGCTTGGCGGTGGTATCGGATTGCGCAATGAAGAATGAACCGCCCATGGTGACACCGTCGCCGACAACATAGGCGGTGCCTTCTTTCCACACGCCGGCATCGAGCACGATGGCGGTCTTGATTTCGTGGACGGTCTCGCCGATCGCCCAGCGCAGGGTTCGGCCACCGTCCGAGGTTGTCACCGTCGCCGTCTTGATGGCGCGGCTAACCTGCTCGACGACATAGTCCTGCAGGAACGTCAGATCACTAGCATGGCGGCCGGTTTCGCCCTTGACGCCACGTTCGCCCTGCAGCCCGCGCTTGCCTTCCGGTCCAGGTTCCCCGCGTGGTCCCGGTATTCGCGCCAGCGCACGAACCTCGGCCAAGGCGCGTAGTGCTGCATCAAGGCAGACGCCGATCGCCTCATGCATCGTATATTGCGGAGCAGGGATCATCGCTGCCTCTTATGCCGCCAGCAGGAATGCGATCACGGCCGCCTCGTCGTCGTCCTGTTGTCCGGTCGCAGTGCCACTGAATTTCACGATCATGCCCGAGCCGGTGCCGCGGGTGCCGATGGCGCCCTTGCCCGCAACCGCCAGGCCCTTGAGCATGACTGCTGCGTTGCCGGCCTGGCCGCAGGCACCGACCGCATTGGCGTGGACGGGGAGTTGCGCCGCGCTCTTGCCCACAACGCCGACCGTGCCATGGGCCTCGCCCCAGAGCTCGGGCAGGACGCCATAGCCGACGCCGTAGACCGGCAACGGTCGTCGCGGCTGCGCCCGGCCACCAGCGGCGGCAATGGGCACCTCGGCGTAAACAACATCGGCATCGAGTTGATCGAGGCCGTTTGCGGCCTCGGCCACATCCGCCAGGACGACACCGGCGGGGACGGCAACCGCATCGAGATCGTCGAGCGCACCCGCGGCCTCGTCCACCGCTGCTGCAACATCGGTGACCGCATCAAATCCGTCGAGTGCATTCGCTGGCTCTATCGCATCGGCCGCGAAGACACCGATTGCATCGGACGTATCAGATGCGTCCGCGGCCTCGGCCACATCCGCCGAGATGACCGCGCCGCCAGCAACGGCAGTAGCATCGAATGAATCAAGCCCACTTGCCGCCTCGGCGACAATTGCCGGGATGCAGATGACCCGGCCATCCGCGGTGATGCAGACGGTATCGGCAGTCCAGATCATGCTGTCGGCAGTGACGCCGACTACTGGAATCTGTGCAAACGGCGGCGGATGACCTTGCCCCTGGCCCTGACCCTGACCTGGGAATGTCGAAACAGTTCCGCCATGCGTTACATGGGTGGACATTAACTATTCATTCAGATCAGATGAACTTATTGACCGAAGTTTCCACCGCGCTTTGCAGTTCGGGATCAGTGATGTCCGCGCCCGACTGCTGAACCTTGTTGTCCATAATTAGAATTGGCATGATTTGGCCAACGCTGCCATCCGGGTTTTGGATTGTGGCTTGTGCCCAGCGCAGCCGCGTTTGATGCGCTGGTACTATTGCATCCTCGCCGGTGATATAACTGGCATACTGCAAGCAGGCGATGCGGCAGCGACCCTGAAAAATCGGGTTCCTCATCAACTCATCGCTAGTGGCATAGTCGATCGCCATGATCCCACCTCAAGCCTTGAGTTCGTCAATTGTCATTGTTACACGCGAAGCCCCACCGAGGCGGCGCCCGCTATAAAGGCCGTTCCATCCCATAGAGATACCCCCAAAACTACCCACACGCAGCTTGAATGTCGTGGCCGATGTGGAACCGGCAGCAACCCGGATAACAAGGCGCGCCGTTACCGGCGTATCTCCTACGGCAGAACCGATAAATTCAGCCGTGATCGCTGCCGCTGTCGCATCACGAAACAATGCCGCCCAGTAATTGGCAGCAACATTGCTTGCTAATTGGGCATTAACATCGATCAAAAGATTACTGGTCGATGCTTTGGGTGTGATACTGCAGGTGATAACCTGCACGCCATCGGTTTGTTGCGGGATAGTATCGGCACCACCGGCCATTGCTGCCGAGGTGCCACCAGGCGTCGTGACCTCGGCATAAGCCGTTTGCACCACATTGCCGGTTGCATAAAGCTCAGTAAAATTTCCATTGGCCTTCGTGAATGCCGTTTGCAGCGGATCGCCGGTGCCGTCATTCGGCGCGGCACCGACAATGATAGTCTGCTGCGCCATATCATGGCATCCCCAGCCGGAACGAGTTGATCAGCACCGGCGCACCGCGATTGATCTGCAATGACGTAAGCCTGATCACCGCATCGCTGTTCTCATCACCGACATCACAGGAAAAGATTTCGCTACCGTCTGCGGCGACGACGCGCGCCGCCATGACATTGCCTTTTGCCCGCGCTATATCCTGGGCAATATCATTGAACTCGATCTCACCGCCGATCGCGGCCATGGCCGCCGGATCGGAAAGTCGCAGCACCGCAAGCACGCGCTCGTCCGACAATAGCTCGATGCTGCCGCCGTCCATCATTCGGGACAGCTCGTCGAGCATGGCATTACTCGCAGTTTCAGACAGATTGATCATCATAAACCGGCACGAAGTTGCCGTCCGCGTCGCGCTCGATGCGAGTGACTTTGGCCGAACGCGGCGCTTCGCTGCGCTCGATCGTCGGCGACTCGTGCAACAGCCGCACCGCGCTTGCGACTTGCTCGGCGAGCTCGGGTGGCACCGACGTTGCCTCTGCGATCCATTCGCGCACGAACGGCACCATACCTTCGGCCAGGGCTGTGATCTCTGTGCGGTCCATCAGACATGCTCCGTGATCGAGAGAGTTGCGCGCGAGGCCCCGCCCATCCAGCGCGCAGCCACACCATTGATGCCCAGGGTTTGATTGCTACCATTCAGATTGCCGCATCGCAGCTTGATCGTTGTTGCAACTGTTGTGCCCGCCATTACATCGATGTCGAGTTTTGCAATAGCTCCCTTGTTGTTGCCGGGAGCAAAGACCACCGAGGCATCGATGGCCGCCGCTGTATTGTCTCGAAACAGTGCAAACCACGCCCCGGCTGCTTGCGTTGACCCAAACGGAATCGTGGCCTGAATACGAAGTTTATTGGGAGCCCGCTTCGGTATGATCGAAGCGGTCAGCAGCTGGATGCCATCGGTCTGCTGCGGAATCGTATCAACTGCCCCCACCATCTGTATGCTGGTGGATATGTATGCCGTCGATTCAGCATAGACGGGGACGGCGACGGCATTGCTGTTGGCGGTGAAAAGAACAAGAACTTCCTGATTTTCGCCGGATTTAACATTGCCATCGGCTTCCAGCGCGACGTTGAGTTGGAACCATCCGCCTTTGTCTATGGGAAGCGATTGCAGGACATAACGGCACCAGGCAGCACTGACGAGCGAGTCCTGGCACTGGATGATGTCATCGACGAGCAAGGCTCGCAGCGTGTCGCCCCGATTGATGCCTTGTTCGGTGATGTTATTAATCGCGATCTGGGTAGCGTTGCGATAGGTGCCGGTATTGGTGCGAAAGCGGCCCGTGACCGGAGCTGTGCTGGTGTCGGTGCTTGCCGTATTGAAATTCCACAGCCCGCCCTTGGCGCCGCCGGTGATCTCAGGCGGCGGCGGCATATCTGGCCCTCGCCTCTCTTAGTTCCATGGTGAACATGGCAGCGAGCTTTTGCGGATCGGGCTTTGGCTTGTCAGGCGGCGGTGGATGGTCAGCCGCGGCTGGCTGTTGTGGCGGTGCCGGTGGCGTTGCCGGCGCGAACGGATCGGCCTGCGCGTCGCGCTTGGCCAGTGCCTCGAGGCTGTAGTTTTGCTGCTGCAGATATGGACTATCGCCGCCCGTCACCGGCTGAAGATCGAGTCTGCCGCGGCCCTCGTTCGGGGACATGACGCCCGCGCCGACCGCATCCTTGATGACGGTCACCTGCGCAATGCTGTCCATACGCAAGAGGTTATCGGTATCGAATTCGGTGCCCATGCCCGATCCGGCGATGCCGAGCGCATGATCGAGCAGTTCCTCTATTTCCTCGATATAGCTTTGCAAGGATTGCGAATAATACTCGACATTAAGCGCCTGCAGATTGGTAAAGCCTCGCGGTAACACGTCGATTCCCACCTTGTATGGCGGCACATGGTAAACACTGCACACGGTTTCCGCCGACCATTTCAGTTGTTCGATCATCTGCGTCTCAACGGCGGTCAGTGGCAATTTTTCGTACTTGGCGCCAGCACTCACCACCGCAACGCGCCCCATGTTTATCCGCGAGAACCTCTGTTCCCATTGTTCTTTGATTCGTTGTTCTTCGTCCGCGTTGATATCGCCGGGATAAGTAAGTATGCCGCCGGGTGTCGAGCTGTTCTCGAACAGCAGTGCGGATGCGCGCTGCGCATTGAGGCCGAGCATCGAGGCGAGGCCGCTGGCGAATATCGGCGGGATGCCGACCAACGGATGAAACATGCAATTGAATCGATCGTGAATAATCTCGCGCGCGGGCACCGTGATTTCCTGGATGCCGGCAAGATAGTCGGTGCTCAACCGATAGAACACACTGCCATCGGTGGAGACGAGCGGCTGCACCCGCGTCGGGTCGAGCACATGCAGGTCGGTGACGACGTTGCGGGCGTCGCGGACCTTGAGCACATAGGTATTGCCGCGGGATAGTTTTGAGAGCAGCCAGCTTTCCCAAAACTGATTGCGGGTTTGATAGCTATTAGGCTCACGCAAGACCGGACTGAAAGCCGGATTGGTTATTTCCGACCAGATGTCGTTATCATCCTGCTCGACGAGCTTCACGCGCAGCTTGGCGATGTCGCGCGCGATCAGCGTCTTGCATGCGAAGTCAGCGTGAAACGATGCCGCGCTATCTCTATCGACCGAGATGTTGCGTTGCCATGCGCCGGGAAACGACTCGTGGATGATCGGATACGACCATCCACTGCCGCCCGTATACGGTACGGAACTCAACGCCTTCGTGAACGGAACGTGCAGGCCGAAGATTTGCACTATTCTTTGGCCCTTGCCGCCCTGGTTTGGTAGGCTTGAGCTGCCTGTGCCTGTTGCGCCTTGCGAGTCTCGCGCGCCTCCGCAGATTCATAGCCGTGCGCCGACAGCGGCTCGTTAGCGACCACGGTATGCGTGATCACCGTCGGGCCGCTCTTGTCGTCTTCCTTTTTGTCGACCTGAACGCCGACTCGCGCGAGATCATTTTCCTCCTGTGTCGGCGTCGGCTGCGATGTTTCCGCGCGCTTCAACTGTTCTTCGGTTGCCTTTTTGCGCTCGTCGCGATGCTCCTGCATCGCTTTGCGACTTTCTTCTTGCACTTGTTTGCGCGCTTCTCTTCTTGCTGCCTGTTGAGATTCCAGATTGTCAGCCATGGTTATGGCCTCCTGTTATGAGAAAAGATAAGGCCGCATTTGCGCGGCCAGTTTGCGGGACGTTAGTTCCACGTCATGGTTTGGGTCCAGGCGATGACGCCCGTCCGGCGCATGCCCCAGTTGAGATCGAGCAGCATCCGCACGCCGATGGTGTCGGTCTGCCACAGGGAACGCACCGGCGCCGCCACGGTGTTAGGCGAACCGGTCGTGCTGATCTGCAGCGGCGTCGTATCATCGAGGTGGATCGTCGCGGTGTCAGACACATCAAACCTCGGGGTATCGCCGGTCACCGAGACAAAGTCCGCGGCATCGACCAGCAGCATCGTGTCGGCCGCAATGGTGTTGCTCGTAATCACCGGATAGCCGAGCAGCGTGCCATTGGCGAGCTCGTCCATGAACGGAAACTCGCCGCCACCGGCAATTGCCGGCGTCAGCTTGACCGCCAGGACATCGCTGGGGTTCATCAGCCACACTGGGCTGCGCAGATTGCCGTTGGTGCCAGTGATCAGCGCACCCGTGAGGCTGCGCAAGTCGCCGAGCACGGCAGTCAGGCCACCGCCCGATGTTGCAGTCGTTGCCGAGACGCCGGCCTTGAGACCCGCCGGCCGAGTGGTCGTCGCCGCGGTGGCATCGAGCAACACGGTGTCGATCGCAACGGCGGTGTCTTCGGTGATGGCTTGCCGGATCAGGCCCTCGATCGCCGGTGTTGAATGCTCCGCGATCTCCCTGGTGAATGTGGAGATCACCGCCATTTTCTTAGGCGTGAAGGTGATCGCCGCGAATGCGCCCTGCCGCACCGGGATCGGCGCGCCCTGCGCGACAAACGAGCCGGCGATCGTCGGCGTACTCGATCGTGTCGGCATGCTCACAATGCCGGCGCGACCAAACGAAAACTTCGCGCCTTTCGCTGCCAGGCTCGGATAAACCGAGTTTGGCATCAGCGCACCGAAGAATGCCTCGACCGAGGTGACAGCAAGTTCGCTGGCCCAATGCAGCGTAGTGGTATCGGCCGGAGCGGTGGCCGCTTTCGTGATCATATTGAGCACCGCACGAATCGGCTCGTGCTGGTCCTCGGGATATTCCTCCCGAAGGACATCGAGCGGCGTTTGCTTGGTGAAATGCGCCTTCAGCTTGCAGGTCAGCGAGCGCCAGACATAATCCTGCGGCGCGATCTTCTGTGCCGGCACCGCATAGACCGGGCTAAGGCCACCACGGGCGATGCTGCCCTCGCGGGAGGTTTCGGTCCTCGTCACCGCCTTGGCGGTCAGCGCCTTAGTCTGCTCGAGTTGGCGCAGGCGAACGAGCTGCCCATCAATCGCCGAGATCGTTGACTGGTGATTGTCAAATTCCTCGTTTTCCGAGTTGTCCATCGTGCGGTCTTCGTCGAGCGCCTTCTTGGCGACCGCCTCTTGCGCCGCAAACGTTGCGGCCCGCTTGTTTTCAAGTGCAGTGATTTGCTCGGCATAGGTTGTCATCTTGACACCCTCCTGGGTGAACTTCCGTGGGGGATGTCCCGTGGCGCCGGGAGGGTTGGGTTGATGCAGCGTTGATTGGCCGGACGCGGCCCGCTGCGCAGTGTCGATCGATTTCACGGTGGCGATGGTGCATTCGGCATTGGCCGGAATGGTCACCGCTGAAAGTTCGAGGAAATCCCACTTGATGAAGCGGATTCCCTTGGTCTCCTTAATATATTCGTGCTCGATGGCCTTGAAGCCGATGCTGAGGCCGGGGACGAGCCCCGCCTTGATCAGCGCCCATGCGCGATCAATCTCGGCCGTCACGCCCTTGGCGATCTTGGCAACGATCTCGATTCCATCCTTGCCGACCTTAGCATCGGTGACGTGCCCGATCGGCTGACCGGAATCATGCTGCCACAGAAACGGGATCGGCAACTTGAACCGCGCGCCGCGCGGCTCGACCACATCGTTGAGCCGATCTGCCGTTGGCGTTGTCGCCATGCCAGTGATCTCGCGCGTGTCGTCATCCACCGCTTTCACGGTGAGCAGTGAATAAGCCCGGTTCATGGTGATCCTCTTAGGAACTTAGCTGGCCGCTGCGGGGTTGATGTGCGCAGGCGGGACAGCAACGAGGCAACACAATGGGAAACGACCCGAATAAGCCCGACGAACCAAATCCGAATCCGAACCAGCCGAAGCCGCAGCCGCCCAATCAGCCGCCGCGCTAGGCGAAAAACAGACGAACCTCGGGCGACTTCTGCGCCATGGGGTTCGTCGCCATCAATGCGACCGCGTTGAACGTCGCCATTAAACTATCAATCTTGCCATAACCTGAATCATCTCTGGCAATTCGCATTCCGGTCGGCGTCGGCACGATGCGCGCATTGCCGGCCATCCAAGTCATCATGGCCTGGCCGCCGTGGCGAAATGAACCATCGACCAATTTTCTTTCGGTGGTTTTGATCGCGCCCATCAACGCGATGCCTTGCCGAATGCCGACGAGAAGCTTGGCCTCTTGCGTGACGCCGATCGAGGCGAGGGAGTCAACGATGCCGCCGAGCCCGATCGCGTCCACGCCGACACCGGCAAGTTTTTTTGCGTCTTTAACTTTCGCCACGATTTCTGTGATATTCGAAATGTCATCCGGCAATTCCTCGACCACGGTTAAGTCGCCGTCGGCCTGAAACCTTTCATATACCGAAAGATTCGCTTTGCGCCGTTCGAGCCCTTCCGGCGAGATGAGCGCGTGCGTCCAGCAAAGGTGCGCCTTGGTGTCCTTCTCGCGGCCTACGACGGCAATGCCGAGCAGGTCATCAAGACCGCCACCATCAATGCCAACCACAACCGCTTCCGAACGAGCAAGCACAGCATCGAGCGTCAGCCCCTCCTCAACACCGCGGGACCAGTAGTTGGCGCCGGCCCAGCCGTCGGCGCGCAGCGACATCCCGATCTGGACGTTGAAATGCTGCGATGCAATCAGCGCCACCGCCGCCGGCCCGTCGGCGTCGGCCCGCATCACCTCGCGGGCGAGAAAATCGGCGTTGGTCGATCGCCCGAGGTTCGGATTGACCATCGGCCAGTACCGCCGGTCCCGCCAGCCGCCGTCACGCGCCAGCCGATCCGGCAGCTCGTACAGCACCGGCAACAACGGCATCGCCATCTTGCCGTCGCGGACGCTGCGCGCCATCGCGAGCTCGGACGCAAACACCCCGGACGGCGTCGACTTGCTCTGCGTGGTCGTCTGAAACAAAAACCCGTCCGGCCGCTTGGTCAGCGCGCCGCGCAGTTCGATGAACACCTCGGCCGCATTCGATTTCTTGGCAAACTGGTGGGTCTCGTCGATCATAGTCCCCACCGCTTTTGAACCCGTAATCACATCGGTGTCGGCCGCCTTGATCTGCAGCGTCGCGCCCGAGCGCCGATGGGTGATCTTTCGGATATGATCCTGAACGTGAAAAATCTTCGTTAGCTCACTGTCTAATCTTATGGTTCCCTTCGCTTGTTTGTAGGCGATTGCCGCAATTTCCATGGTCGGGGCTATGAACAGAAACTCCGCTTCCGGCCGGCGATTGACGATCAGCGCCGTGAGCATGACGGCGCCGCCGTTACTGGATTTTGAATTTCCCTTCGGAATTAATTGGAACACCTCGCTAATGTGCCGGATGTTGGTCGCCGGATCGTAGCTGCCGAACAGGCTGCCCACGATCGGGAAAAACCAGGGGCCACACGCATCCCCCATGGTCGGCGTCCCGATCACATCCGGGAGCCGTAGCCGTTTGAACACCCGCAGCGCCCGCGCCGCCTCCTCCGGGTACAGCGGCAGGTCCGGCACCAGGCTGCGGCCGTCCAGTATCCGCTCTTCCCAATCCAGGCAGCTCGTATCCCAGGCCTCGACGCCGTCTAGGATGGCGTCAGGAGCCTCTAGGAAGGCCGCTGGTGCGTTTTGAGGGCCGGGGCTAGGGGATGTAGGGTCGAGGAACTGCAACATCACTGGGCGCGGTTTTCAAACTCAAGATCGTTCGACCACGGCGTCCCCATGCCGGCCGTCTCTGCGGCCACTTCCTGTCGGTCTTTTTTAGTGATTTTTTCAGGTTCGATCAGACGGGGATGACAATAGGGACAAGCCGCAATCGCCAGCCGGTCCTTGCGGTCTGAATCGGCATTCGGATCGTTGATAACCATGAGTAAATAATCGAGCGGTAGCATCTTGCCGGGTTGAATATCAGCCTCCACGATCAACCGAGCTTGTGCGCGAGCCCGTTCAATCTGCTCTTTCCGTGGGGAGGTTAATTTATGTTTCATGTGGAAAATTCAACTACTTGGTTTTGCCACCAGACCGAAAAAATCTGCGCGTGAC